TATTGTCAGGTGGGTCTGGTGTTGGTAAAACAACAGTAGCACGTGCTCTATGTAATGAACTAGACATGGACTACATGATTATCAACGGATCAGAAGAATCCGGTATTGATATTCTTAGAACAAAGATTAAACAGTTTGCTTCTACTGTATCCCTTTCTGGCGGACAGAAAGTTGTGATACTTGATGAGGCAGACTACCTCAATCCTCAATCAACGCAACCTGCTCTCCGTGGGTTCATTGAGGAATTTCATAAAAACTGTCGTTTTATCTTTACTTGTAATTTCAAGAATAGGATTATTGAGCCTTTACATTCTCGGTGTTCTGTTATTGAATTTAAGATAAATGGCAACCGACAACAACTTGCGGGTCTGTTGCTTGACCGTTGTGTGAATATTCTCAATGAGAATAATATCGAGCATGATAAGAAAGTTGTTGCCGAAGTAATAATGAAACACTTTCCTGATAACAGGCGAGTGTTGAATGAGTTGCAGCGGTATGGTGTGTCGGGCAAGATTGACTCTGGCATTCTCGTCAACCTTTCAGAAGTGAGTATGAAAGAGTTGGCACACCACCTCAAGGAGAAAGAGTTTACACAGGTTCGTAAGTGGGTAGTTGATAATATTGATAATGATCCCACCAAAATCTTCCGCAAGATTTATGATAGCCTGTATGTGTATCTTGAACCGAACACCATACCCGCTGCTGTTATTCTTATTGGTGACTATCAGATGAAGGCAGCCTTTGTTGCTGACCAAGAAATCAATCTGTTGGCTTGTCTGACGGAGATAATGTTACAGTGCAATTTCAAATAAAAGAAGAATGGAACGATAGACTTGTCCGTGAATGGGAGAGATGGATACCTAACAATCTTCCAGAAACAGTCGATGCTTTAACAGATGATGAGTTGAGAAGTTTGCTTGAACGTGAACTAGAACAACTGCGGCAAATGTCTGTGGAAGAAATCACCCTTTATCAAAAGTGGTGTGAGATACAACGCAAGTATCCATCAGAGGAGAAAAATACTTTATTTGGCACAGAGAGGGTGATGACGGACAACAAACAGAAAGTCCTTCTAGATAAAGTAAAACCGTTATTGTGGATGCCAGAACATCCTGATGATTATTTGAATTTAGAACCGGAGATGATTCTAACAAACGATAACGAATGGGTACACGACCACTTCAAGGCTGTGAGAGTATTCTGTCACACACAAAGAAACAATAATAACATTGGCAGAAACTTATTCTTTCTTATTCGTGATAAGGTCACGGGTAAGTATCTTGGTGTGATTACATTATCATCTGACTTTATTGACCTAACACCAAGAGATAACTTTGTTGGTTGGACGAGAGAACAACGCAATGCTGGTATGTTACTACACTCCTGTATTGGGTCTAGTATTCTACCAACCCAACCATTAGGGTACAACTATGTAGGAGGCAAGTTACTTGCTCTGTTGTGTCTGTCTGATGATGTTCAGAATGAATGGAAACGTAGATACGGACAGACACTTGTTGGTGTGACCACGACTTCACTGTATGGGTCATTTTCACAATACAACAATCTAAAATATTGGAACAAACGAGGCAAGTCATCTGGTACATTAGTTTATGAACCAACGAGAGAAACAATTTATGAAGTAAGAAAGTGGATGCACAAGAGAGACCCGGTCAAGTATTGGGAGATGTGGAAGGCAAAGAATGATAAGGGAAGTAAATACAAACGTGACCACAAGTTTCGTTCCTTATTGTATGCTTATTCACAGCTGGGTATCAAAAATACTCAATCGTTCCATCAGAGAGGCATTTACTTTTCACACCTGTACGAAAACACTCCAGAGTTTTTGCGACAGGAGATTACAGAGGACAAACTAGTAAAAAGATTTGATACCTCTGTTGACCATTTGGTAAATATCTGGAAGAATAAATATGCTAGTAAGAGAATAAAATCGTTATTAGCTCGTGAAGGTGTAAGTGAAGAAAGTTTATTTTATGATGATCTCATTTACATGACTTGGGATGAAACAAAAGAAAAGTATCTCAAGGACGTGGGACGATGATTTACAAAGACGAAAAGGGACGAAGGTATATTGCTTTGTCCGATGAACAGAAGGAAGATTTGGGATGGGACCCAAAGGACCTTTTAGAACTTGACCATGATGGGGTAGGTTGGATCGTCAGACCCGCATCAACAAATGTAGCGAGATATTTACCAAATGGAATTGAAGAAGATAAGGTACGCTGACCAGTGGCCTTTAAACCTTCCTTGGCAGGAAGATCCCGTTAGACCGGAACTTAACAGAGAATTCAGACATACAGCAGGACGAGAAGTTTATACAAACGGTGGTGCGATTATTTGTATCGCTTACTGTAACGATGTGCCTAAGACCATAGACGAACTTACAACTTATGTAGGCCTTAACCATGCAATCTTTTATACGGTATGGAGCCGAAAGGGTGGTGCGGGTAGAATGTTAGTATTAGATTTGTGGAAATATCTAATAATGACACAACCACACATAGAAAGATTTGTAACTCTATCACCAAAGACAAAGATGGCATGGAATTTCCATATTAACAATGGTGCAATTTTACTTAATGAAAACGAGGAGTCGGACAATTATGAGTACCGAGAAAGTGAACTCGTCAAAGATGACCCAGAGTGGCACAACGAGAAGTTGGGGCTCGCGGCAATCTTATAAACCAGATGTCACGGTTGTAACTTCCCTTTTTGATGGGAGACAAACCGGCATTTTACATAGCGTTGGCATTTATTCCCCAGAATGGGTGGATCGTCTTTATAGGGGCATAAGCAGAAACTATAACGGCAAGTTTAATTTAATTTGCCTAACAGATCAGAACTATAAGTTTGAAGAACCTATACAGGCAGTTAGGTTCAATCGCTCAGTTGACCAGTATGGTTGGATGAGTTTGATGGAACAGTATCGTCCAGACTTATGTACTGGCAAAAGAATAACAACTGGACTTGATACTATCATCACAGGACCACTAGATGATATCTTTGACTATGACGCCAAGATAGCAGTATGTCAAGACCCATATCATCCAGAAACTATTTGTAATGCCATCACGATTAGTAATGATGAGTTTTGTAGTGAGGTGTGGGATATGTGGAAGGGTGATGAGTTTATGTTTATGCGAGAGGCAAAACTAGACTACGGTCCACACAATGCACCGTCAGAGATGGCACTATTGAGAGTGGCATACCCTGACAGTCCAAGACTAGATACTATCTTCAAGGGTAGAATACTAAGTTACCGTGTACACATTCACGGACATATGAAAAGATTGAAAGATGCGAGTATCGTATACTTTCACGGCAAAGACAAACCACATACTGTGGCAAATGAACAATGGGTAAAGGAGAATTGGCGATGAATTTTATACACCCGACAGCATATGTAGATGTATTGGTAAAACTAGGAGACAATAATTACATTGGTCCTTTTTGTCATCTAACGGGAGAACTAACCGTTGGAGACAACAACCGATTTGAAGGTCACTGCTCTATCGGCACACGACCCGAACACAAAGACTTCTGGCACAAGAACGGTGCCTTGAAGATTGGCAACAATAATATGTTCCGTGAGTTTGTTACTATCAATTCGGGTACGACTACACCTACAGAGATACACAACGACATTATTATGTTGCGTGGTTCTCATGTGGCACACGACTGTATCATTGAAGATGGTACAACCCTGAGTGTCGGTGCTATCATTCTTGGTCATGTCCATGTGATGAAAGAAAGTAACTGTGGGTCTGGTTGTGTCGTACATCAACATCAGGTCATCGGCGCCTGGTCTATGATTGGTATGGGTTGTGTTGTACCAAAGAAAACATTAGTAGAACCTGGCAAAGTTTGGGTAGGTAATCCTGCAAAGATACTAAGAGACAATAGTTATCTTACCAAGAACATACCTCACGGTGTAATGGCACACCAGAAACTACGATGGAAGGATGCCATATCTCATCACATCAACAACGAGAAAAAGTAATGTTTGATCCTTGCCTACTTGTAATGCAGCCCAGAAACATTCAACCTGCTCTGGAGTCCTACAAGAAAAGTTTTGATATACCTATGGTGTTCTTCAAGGCGTTTACAGAACCCCAAGTGACATTACAACTGAACAAGTACATAAAGGAACACGATTACACCCATTACATTATTATCGGTGATGATGCGATTGTCACTAGACAAGCAACAGAAACTGTGTTACAATATACAGAGAGTAAGAAGTGTGATGTATTCACTGGTTGGATGAATATGCACATAAACGATGATGGTAGTTTTAGTGAACAGTCAACAGTCAATCAAAACAGAATTCGTTGCACAGACCCGAGTTGGGGTCCTGCAAGAGAAGAATATGGTGAATGGATAACGATGGAGATGATGAGAAAACTCCCACCAGAGTTAGTCAGAACAAGTTATGCCAACTTTGCGTTGACAGGTATGACCAAAGAGTTGTGGGAACAATACCCTATCTCATGTTGGCCTAGAGGTAACTCGTCTGACCATCATCTATCATTACGATTACAAAACGATGGGGTGAAAGTATGGACACACCCTAAGGCATTTATCAGACACTTGAGAAAAGGTTGGGCACCACTGCCAGATCATTGGTTGGTTGGTAGTGTTCCACCGGAGATTATAGAATGGCAGAACTAAAAGATTGGTTGAATAGTATCAACTACACAAAGAAAGATGTTATGATTGATGAGTATGAGGAAAAGAAATATCCGGCATACATCGTCAACAAATGTCTAGCACCATTTCCAGATACCGTGTTCTATGTCAATGAGATGAACCGACTACACGGATTGGACAACCGCCTCCAATACGACTTTTTACTAAATAGTCTAAGGAAACGCAAACGCTTTGCTAAGTGGATGAAGTCTTCCAAAATTAAAGATTTAGATGTGGTGAAAGAATATTATGGCTATAGCAATGAGAAAGCCAAACAGGCTCTAAAAGTTCTTACCGAAGAGCAAATAAAAATAATAAAAATAAAATTAACCAAGGGCGGTAAACATGGAAGAATTGGAGTGGACACCTGACCTAATGCTAGAGGTTGGGTTATCGGAAACCGATGACTTCCTAAAAGTTAGAGAAACATTATCAAGGATAGGAGTTGCGAGTAGAAAGGAAAGAAAGTTATATCAATCTTGTCATATACTACATAAGCAGGGTAGATACTTTATTGTTCATTTCAAGGAGTTGTTTGCGTTGGATGGGAAGCCCACCAACATATCAATCAATGATGTTGAGAGAAGGAACACTATTGCCGGCCTATTGGAAGATTGGGAATTGATTAACATTATTGGACAAGCTGAACCAAAAGCACCTCTATCACAAATCAAAGTTCTTTCTTTTAGGGAAAAAGACAGCTGGTGTCTTGAAACCAAATACAACATAGGCAACAAGAAAAAAGTTGAATATTAAGAAAAATATTGATTGATGTTAGTAGCAGTATATGAAAATAAGAGATACCAAACCTTTTATATTCCTTACGAGAAAAAAGAAGAGCTTAAAAGGTTGTTTGCAGAAGAAGGTATCAAATGGTACACAATGAGTTGGTTTGAAGGAGAAGAAGAATATGTCAATAAAGCTATTACGGCTGAAGTCGGGTGAAGATATTGTTGCTGATATAGATGAGAATGAAGATACAGTAACAATAGAAAACCCAGCACAGATTATGCCTATGGGAGGTTCTAATGGTCAAGGTATGCAGCTGGGGTTTGCTCCTTGGATTCCTTTTGCCGGAACTGCAAAGGTGAAGGTGGATATTCCAAGAGATTATATCATTTTCATTATTGAACCAGCAAAAGACATAGTAAATAATTATAGACAGGCGTTTGGCTCTGGCATCGTTGTGCCAGATGTTCAAGTAGATACACAATCACTCTTGACAGAATAGCGTTTTTCTGATAAGCTGTATACTATGTCAGAAAACTTTTACACAAGCGTAATTCAAAAAGGTAATACACTTCTTGTCCGTGCGATTGAGGACGGCAAGAGAGTACAGCGCACGGTCAAATATAAACCTACTCTTTACATTAGGTCTAAGGAAGAAACTGAATATAAGACCTTAGAAGGTCATAGTCTGAAACCTATTCAGTTGTCCGGTATGAGAGAGGCAAGAGACTTTCTCAAAAACTATGAAGATCAGCCTGGCACCATCTATGGCATGGAGAGATATATGTATTGTTATATCTCCGAAATGTATCCTGGTCTAGTTGAATGGAATCAAGAGAAGATTCTAACTATCACGATTGATATTGAGGTTGCCAGTGAAAACGGTTTCCCTGATCCCAATGTGGCAGAAGAAGAAGTCCTTGCCATCACAGTAAAGAACCACAACACGAAGAAGATTATCGTGTGGGGTATCTATGACTACAACAACACAAGAGATGATGTTGAGTTTATCTATTGTGATGATGAGAGAGTGTTGCTAAACAAGTTTGTCGAGTTTATGGCAAACGTGAAACCAGATGTCTTGACAGGTTGGAACACAACATTCTTTGATGTTCCTTATCTTTGTAATCGCATCAAAAATCTGTATAGTGAAGATATGATGAATGCCATGTCACCGTGGAATACTGTGACACAGGAGTATACATCTATGTTCGGTCGTGATGTTACACGATACAACATTTGGGGTGTTGCTAATCTTGACTATATGGATCTTTATCGTAAGTTCACATATACAAACCAAGAATCATTTACACTTGATTACATTTCTATGATTGAGTTGGGTGTAAAGAAAGACCCGAACCCATACGACACATTCAAAGAGTGGTACACAAACGACTACCAATCGTTTATCGACTACAACATCAAAGACGTTGAACTAGTAGATGCTCTAGAAGATAAACTCGGCATGATTCAGTTGATGCTCACGATGGCATATGAGGCAAAAATCAACTACATGGATGTCCATTCTCAGGTTCGTATGTGGGATGTTATTATCTATAACTATCTGCTTGAGAAAGGTATCATCATACCTCAACGTACAAAGAGTAGTAAAGGTGCCAAGTATGTGGGTGCTTATGTGAAAGAACCTCAAGTAGGCCAACACGAATGGATTATGTCGTTTGACTTGAATAGTCTGTATCCGCATTTGATTATGCAGTATAACATTTCACTAGAGACACTTATCAAACAGCAGTTTCCTAAAACTGTTTCTATCAACAAGTTATTGAACAAAGAGGTTGATACGGACATTCTCGGTGATAAACTAACAGTCACACCAAACGGCGCTTGTTTCAGAACAGACAAACGTGGCTTTTTACCTGAGTTGATGGAGAAGTTCTATACTGACCGAATAAAGTTTAAAAAGTATATGATTGATGCTAAACAGAAGTATGAAGAAACTAAAGATCAAAAATATGTCAATCAGATTGGAACATATCACAACATTCAGTTAGCAAGAAAGATTGCCCTAAACAGTGCTTATGGTGCTCTAGGTAACGAGTATTTTAGATATTATGATGAACGTATGGCAACTGCTATCACAACATCAGGTCAGTTATCTATTCGTTGGATTGAGGCAAGAGTAAACAAGTATCTTAATGAGATATTGAAAACTGAAGGTGAAGATTACATTATCGCATCTGATACAGATTCTATCTATGTTCGTTTCAAAGAGTTGATAGATAAAGTCAACCCAAAGAATCCTATTGAGTTTCTGAATAAGGTTGCTGAAGAAAAAATACAACCGTTTATTGATGAGTGCTATCAGGAACTTGCTGACTATGTTCATGCCTATGACCAGAAGATGGAGATGGGTAGAGAAGTCATTGCTGACAAAGGTATCTGGACTGCAAAGAAAAGATACATTCTAAATGTGCATGACAACGAAGGTGTTAGGTATAGTGAACCCCAAATTAAAGTTATGGGTATCGAAGCAGTCAAATCATCTACACCACACGCTTGTCGTGAACGTATTAAAGAATCTTTGAAGGTGATTGTAAACGAAGATGAGACTGCTGTAAACGAATTCATACAGAACTTCCGTAAAGAGTTTATGAATCTGCCAGTAGAGGCGATGGCGTTCCCAAGATCATGTAACGGCATCAAGAAGTGGGGCGATAGGTCAAGCATATTCAAGAAGGGCACACCGATGCATATCAAAGGCGCTTTGATTTACAACTTTCTACTGAAACAACATAAGTTGACAAATAGATATCAACTGATACAAGATGGTGATAAACTAAAATATCTTTTGCTCAAAACACCTAACATCGTGCAGTCGAATGTGATCGCTTTCAATGGTGAGTTGCCGAAAGAGTTTGACTTACACAATCAGATAGATAAAGAAAAACAATTTGAGAAGTCTTTTGTTGATCCAATCGAAATCATTTTAGAATGTATTGATTGGCAAGTTGACAGAAGTTATGGTTCGCGAAGAACCTTAGAAAGTTTTTTCAGTTAGTTTGAGAGGAAAAAAGAGAGAGTGCTCTGTTAGCGCAGAGCACTAACTTATTATGAGTAAGATAGATAAAACAATAAGCGAAGCGTTAGGCATAGAATGGAATGGTGAGAACTACCAAGACTTTGAGATAACTGACGAAGATAGACGCAACAGAGGCGCGGTCCTGGACGAGAACGGAAAAGATATGACTAACGCATTTTATGGAAGGTCTAACAAAGGTAAATATCAACCACCACATAGCGAAGAAGCAAAACGCAAGATGAAGGGCAGGACCCCGTGGAACAAAGGAATGACCGGTGGGTGGGGTGCGTCGTTTGCCGGACAGAAACACAGCGAAGAAAGTTTGGAGAAGATGAGACAACCCAAAAGCGAAGCGCACAAACAGAAGTTGAGAGGACCCAGAGCGCCTTATCGTGATGAGATAAAGATAGAGTGTTGTGGCAAAAAGAGAGACCCAGGCAACCACGCACGACATTTGAAAAGTAAACACAGATGATACTAAATGAAAAAGATGCTTATTGGGCTGCCGATAAACTGGTGAATTATTTTTCTGACTTCAAGAGAATAGATGACTATTTTAGGAGTCGGAAGATAGACCGCATCAAAGAGATGCCGACTCCGTTGTTTGGGTTGGGTCCAGAAGATGACCTGTTTCAAGATTTCAGTATGCACCCACAAGATATGGATTTTGAGGTAGTCAAACGAACAGGTGAAACATTTGATAACCTGTTAGAGATGACTGCCAGCTTCTCACCTGATGACCCACCCGGCAAGAATAGTAAACTCTGTGTTCAAGAAAAGAACTCAGGTAAGATTGTTGGGTTCATCAAACTGGCATCACCTCTTATCAATGCCAAACCTAGAAACGAATGGTTAGGTCGTCCTCTACAGACAGAGAACATAGAAGAAATGCGACACTTCAACGCAAGCACCATCATGGGGTTTGTGATTGTACCAGCACAACCATTTGGGTTCAACTATCTTGGTGGCAAACTGATGGCTGCAATATGTTGCTCACATGATGTTCGTAGATTTCTAAATCAAAAGTATGGTGGGCCTTTCTGTATGTTTGAGACTACCTCACTGTATGGTAACATCAAAGGCGGCAGTATGTATGATGGCATGAGGCCGTTTCTCCGATACAAAGGTGATACAGAATCAAAGTTCTTTCTAACCTTTGCTGATGATATGTACCATGAAATGCGAAAATGGTTTGAAGAAAGAAACGATGGACCTTTAGTACATAAAGATGCTTCGTCTAGAAAACTCAAGACACAGACCAAGATGATTCAGATTATTAGTAATAGTCTGAAACAATACAACGATGCGGCTTATGCTAAGTTTGTAAAGTTCCGTAAAGACACCGAGAATGTGACAACACAAAAACGATTCTATATGTCTACCTTTGGTTATGAGAATAGTCGTGAGTATATCCTAAGAGAGACAGACGAACTAAAAAAAGGTCAAGTTTGGGATAGACATGAGCTAGAAAATATAGTAAGCTGGTGGAAGAACAAGGCGACTAAGCGTTATGAGTCCTTGAAGGCAGACGGCAGACTACGAACCGAACTTGAAGTTTGGAAGCGAGACAACATAGACACAATAGATATTATACGATGAGTTTGTTTGATTTAAATAAAGAGAAGGTCTACCAAGATACTAAACGTATATTGGTTTATCCCAATATTACCTTTCAGAAAGATTTAGAGAAAGATAGTTATATTCAGGTTATCAAGAAGCAGATAAAACTGTTAAACGAAATTCGTGATGACTTGTGGTTTTATCTGATACTTCCTAAACCTGAACCCACACTAGTTTTTCCTAATGTGACTCAGTGGTATTTGGAGATGCCAACTTACCCGCCAACGATGCGGGCTCACTTTGATGTTTTTCAAATGCAGAAACTTATCAGTGAGAACTTTGATTTTGATTTGATAATGTCTCATCTACCAGAACACACCCATCAACTAAAGAATGTGATGTATAATGTAACACACCATGTTCCGCCTGTGATGGGTTACTGTCATTGGTTTGACCTTGATGAAGTTGTTGGTTGGCCTCAAGGGGCATTTAACCAAAACATCACAGGTCTATTAGAATATGACCGATGCTATTTGAATACACAACATCAGAAAGATATGGTCTTGAATCAAGCAAAGAGAATCTTTAATGACTCTGCTGTTGAAAAACTGAATAATATTTTAACAGTGCAACATCTAGGTGTAGACAAAGAAAACATCATAGATGATATACAACCTTACGAGAACATTATAGTATTCAACCATAGACCTGATACATACAAACACTTTGATGATTTCATTGCTACAACAGATGAACTCTGGGCACAAAGAAAAGATTTTAAAGTGTGGGTGCCTTTGTTATCTAAACCTAACAGAGAGTATGTGATTACTGATAAGGGTGATAAAGAATGGTACTACAAGAAACTTCAATCGTGCTGTGTTGGGTATTCTCCCAAACAAGACTATGGTGGTTGGAGTGTGGCAACAACTGACGGCATGATGAACGGTGTGCCTTATATTTTATATGACGATACATATTACCATGAACTCTGTGATAAGGCAGAAACCTTTACAGAGCAAAGTCAGGCTGTAAGTTTGCTAAATACATATCTAGACGATGCTAATCATAGAAATAATATGGCAAAGATTTGTCTAGAACATATAAAAGAAAAATTAATTTATAAGGATGAGATGCTTCTGATGTCCTCATATCTGGATGAACAAATAGATTCCATGAGAATGACAGGTGAATCAGAAGCATTACAGAAGATGATAGGGTGGATAGAAAAGAAAGGTGAGATGACTAAAAAAGATTTGATAGGTTCTGTTGGATGGGGCCGTGGTATCAAATGGACACCTTACAGACGAGCCCTGTTAAATCATCCTAATATATTTGATGTGAATGATGAAACTCCGATGTATTGTTGGAGGAATAAATAATGGAGAAAGAAAATGAGTTTTCTAAAGAACGTAATAAGAGAAACAGGTAACAAGTATGGGTCAATCGTTGCTGAAGGGGTTGATGCCGCTGATGTTAGTGGTTATGTGGATACTGGCAGTTACATTTTCAATTGTTTGGTTAGCGGTAGCCTATGGGGTGGTCTACCCAATAATAAAATTACGGCAATTGCTGGTGAAAGTGCGACTGGTAAAACCTTCTTCGCATTAGGGGTATGTAAAACTTTCCTAGACAACGACCCCGAAGCAAATGTTGTCTACTTTGAATCAGAGTCCGCTATCACAAAGGACATGATTGAGTCAAGAGATATTGATTCGTCAAGAATGGCTATTCTGCCAGTCACTACGGTACAAGAGTTCCGTTATCAGGCACTACAGGTCTTAGAGGCATACGAAGAAACAGGTGAAGGTAAACCTTTGTTGTTGTGTCTTGATAGTCTTGGTATGTTATCGACTACTAAAGAGATTGAAGATACAGAGGCAGGTAAAGAAACAAAAGATATGACCCGAGCACAGATTGTGAAGGCAACCTTCCGTGTGCTGACACTGAAACTTGGTAAGTTGGGTGTACCTATGATTATGACTAACCACACCTATGATGTTGTGGGTAGTATGTTCCCGACTAAAGAGATGGGTGGTGGTTCAGGCCTCAAGTATGCTGCATCTACTATCGTGTACCTATCAAAGAAGAAAGAGAAAGAGGGTACAGAAGTCGTAGGCAACATCGTTCATTGTAAGACATACAAATCTAGACTTACAAAAGAAAATCAAATGGTAGACGTTAGGCTGTCTTACACGAAGGGTTTAGACAGATATTATGGGCTTTTAGAACTTGCTGTTGAGGCTGGTGTATTCACCTCAGTATCAACACGAATTGAATTACCAGACGGCACAAAGACATTTGGTAAGACTATCAACAATGATCCAGAGAAATACTTTACACCAGAAGTGATGGAAAAACTTGATGCGTTTGCCAAGGAGAAATTCACATATGGATAATTACATCAAAGTTTATGATGATGTTATTGATGAGGTAAGTTGTAAAGAACTTATCAAGAAGTTTGAAGATGAACATGAGATGTACGAGACAGTACACCATGAAGATGATAATGATAATGTTATCTCATTTGAGCAAATAAACTTATTTACACAAGGTTGGGACACAGTTCAGAAAGGATTGCTTGAGTTGTTCCAAGACTATAT